CTCCCATCATATGAAGCGTTGGTAAAAAGACATATTCAACGAGGGCCATCCACATCAAACCGGTAGCGATGATCAATCCTATCCAAGCGAGGACTAGCTTGAAACCTGATAACTTATCGTCAATCGACCTCACAGTTTTGCACCCGGTTTGATAGAAAATTTCATGGGCGCGCGATAGGCATTTGTTGTCTGCGGATTCTCCACGAACGGGTCGAAAAGCCACCCGATATTGACGTAAATCTGGCGCTTAAGCAGCGGCACGCGGACGATCTTCATCCACTGGAAATAGTCTCCGCACTCTGCAGTAAAAGAAAGCCCTGAGTGATCAGGATTACTTTTGTTTAGCCGAGGATCGCCGACGGATATAATGTCGCCAATGCGCTCGAACTTGGCCGCCAGCGGCCCGTAGATCAGTCCGTAAGCACTATTACGTAATAGCCAAAGTACTTGCCCCAAGTAGGACTTATAGTTTGGATAATGCACCGTCTGCCAGCCCTTGTCGCCCCACAGACTATTGTCCGGCGTCTGAAACCAGCTCAACCATTTCGGCAATCTTGGCTCGTACAACCTGGCGTTATTGTTATCCGAGTTGCCAAGTTGGACGGTGGCAAATAACGGAAGCAGTGGCGCAATCAGTGTAGCAAACACATCAACGGTGAAGTTGATGAGCAGATAGGCCATATAGCGGAACTCGCCTTTCTTGCACCCGCGCCAGCACACCCAATGCGCGAGCGGAATGAACGCGATGAGGTAGAGCGCCCATAGCAGCGTGCGGGCTAAGAGCATGAATGGGTAGTCGAGAATTTTCATATACTAAAGGCCGACAAATATCCATCTGCGGTTAGTGTGCTAACCGAGAAGTAAGGCAGCGCGACAAGGTAAATCGTTGCTGGTGCTGATAGATTAAAAACTACACTAGGCGTAGTCCGTTGCACAGTGCCATTTGCTGGCGAATTGATAACACTTCCGCCAGGAAAAACATGCGCTGAGATATTGCTCACCACCCCCTGAGACCCCGATGAGGTGCTCATCCCTTCAGACAGCCGGCTAACATTTGTGGTTGCTGATGTCGTGTAAACCACATTACCTTGTACAACCCATTTTCCAGCAGGTAGAGAAATGCTCGTTACGTTGGTGCTTGTCGCGTTAGTTAAGGCTGTTCCGGTGGTACTCGCGGTTTGTACGGAAGATGACGAATTCAACAACACCCACCCGCCCGCCGCTGCATCCAGTGCCGTGTTGTATTCAAAATCAAACGGGCCTGAGGCGTTGTAATCGCCAACAGCAAGCGCCACAGCTGACCCCGATGAATTCTTTTTAAATATCTTCTTTGCTCCCAAGGCATTCACATTCAGCGTTGGGGATGTAACCGTATTCGCGCCGGGCGGCGTGGTGCTTACTCGCGTTCCAGTAGTGAGCGAAGCGGGAGCCGGTGAGAGCGTTCCGGTGATGTTATCGGCTGTACCTCCGGCCGAGAAGCGGGTAGCGACTTGCTTTTGCAGGTCGGCCGCACGTACGGGATTCGCGGCAACTGTGGGGGCAGTTAATGCAGTCATGCTGGTAATATCGGCGTTCGCGCCGGAAGCGGCGGAAGCAATGCTGATCCAATTGGTCGCATCTGCCGAAGGATCGGTCGTACCTGCTCCCGCCGTTTTTCGCCGGTAAGCGTAAAAAGTCACAGGGCTCCACGTCACATCGCCAATGGCATAAGTGGTTCCGCTGATCCACTTCGTCATATTGACCGAAGCGATGGCGGCGTTCATTTCCGTGACGAGGGTCGGAAGCGCCGCCACAAACGTGCTTGATTTACTGTCGAATACGCTAGGCGCGTCCGTGATGAGTGGGGCTGGGGGCAGGGCGGAAATGGTCATTTAATGTTTCCCTTTTTTTAAGTTAAGCCTTCGACTTCAATAGAGCAGATTGACGCCGTTGGGTAGGCAATATCGATATCGAAGTCCTTGTAAAAACCGTAAATCATGGAAGGCTCAATAGAGTCACTCCCGATAAATAAAGTAGGCGTCGATCGGATGGAAGATAAAAGCGCCATCGCTGTCGACATATCCAAAGAATCCACCCATACGGTGAATGTGCCGCGCTTGGCGAACGCTCGTTGCAACACCGAATAATTGCCAAAGGTATCGACGGTTTTAACGCTGTAGTCTTGAATGCCTACGCGCGCGCCGTACTGGGTGCCGCCAATATCGTTCGCTAGCCCATAAATTAATTCGCCACACTTGACGGTGTTCCCCGCATCGTTGAGCGTGATATCTATTTTTGCGCTGTTGTACGGGGGCAGATCGGTAATGAATAAATCCGTCTTGCGCAAAAATTCAGTGATCGGCGTCGTGAAAAAGTAGGAGTACCACCCGTTGGTTGCTTTTTGGTTTGTGACATCAAAAGTCTGCTCGTACACAGTCGCGTTGCTCGCGCTCGTCATTTTCACGGTCACGGTTAGAGCGCTAATATTCAACAGAGCCACGCTGTCCACACGCACTGCGGTTTGCAGAGAGATGGTAATCGAATCCGCGTTACTGGTTTGCTGGCCGACGACCTTATCGAACATCATCCAGCGATTCGTAGAACTGTAATCAAGCCACCAGACCGGACTGGCCGGGTTGGCTTCTGCGGCAGGGTCGTGGTTAAGATTGCTGGCTTGCAAGGATTTGTAAACGCGGTGCGTGGCGGCCTTGATCACGTACGCGCCCAAAGCATAAGTGGTCGCGGACGACCATTCTGCATAGTCGTTTTCCGGCACAGAACTGCTTAACAGGATGGCGTCGGTCACCGGCTGCGGGCGGATGATCTTCATGCGCGCACCGCTGGCATGCCGTCACCGTCCCATTGCTTGACTTTCTTTTCCATGATCTTCAATGAATGCGCCATCGCCGCCTGCCCGGCCCGCAAATCGCTTCTGAGTGCGCTGATCTCGTTTTGCAGCGCCGAGGTATCCAGTAGCGCTCGGCTGTTGTTGTGGCTATACACGCGAGACGGCCCCAGGTTGGCGAGTTCTGGCCCGTTCTCACCTACGACAGCCCACCCGCCCGCATGGTCGCCACCGGCGGCGTAGTGCGGCATGATTCCGGTTTGTTGCGCAAAGATGTAATCGGCGCGAGTCTTGAACCGGTCAGTAGATAGGTTGTTGGTGGCCGCTGCTGCCGCCGTGGCGACATCCGTGATGCCCGCGAATGCATCAGCAATCGAGATCAGCGAGGCGTACATCTTGCGGCCCGACTCCACGGTCAGGTCTTGTGCCTCGACCAGAGCGCGATACTGCTCGCGGGTGCTAACCTCCTGATTAATGCCTAGCGATTTTAGCGTGGCGCTAATCTCGCCTTGGGCGTTTTTCTTGCGCTCGGCATCCGTGTAGAAATTCTGGTAATAACTCCCGATTGAAGAGGATGCCGTCGATATTCCGCCCAGCAGTTGCACCAGCTGATCGCGCCCAGCCAAGCCACTGCCAAACGCTTGTGTGCCTGTTTGCCCGCGCATCTTGGCAATCACGTTGGTCAGGTTGAATTCTGCTACTAATCGGGTGGCCGTATCACCGAGTTTTTCATTCGCCTGCTGAAAATCCTTGATGTTCGGAATAACTTTCGTGACGATCGAGTCACTCAGTTCTGACAGCGCGGCCTCGACTGTAGCGAATGTTCCACTGGCAACGGCGGCGCTATCCACGATATGCGGGTCAAGCCCAAGCCCGCTAGCCAGAGATGCGCCACCTGTGAATAACTGTGCCGCAGCGGTATTAATTGCGCCGATTGTTGCTTGAGGCAAGGGGACATTATCGCCCCACCGACCACTTCCGCTGGTTTGTCCGTAGGTCGATGAAAACGGTGCATACCCGTTGAATCCTGTAGTTGAATCAGCGTAGTATCCCGTGCCGAAGCCCGCCACGCCAGACTTGGACAGCTTGAACCCGACGCTGCTTGAATCCGTGTTGTTGTGCGGGTCTTCCCCGCCGCCGCCGAAAAGCCCGCCCAGCAGCCCACCGGCGATGCTGCCGATCAGTGCGCCAGGTGGCCCGCCTATCCCCATGCCAATGCCCGCACCGATGCCGCCCAGGGTGCTGCCCGTCTGCCCACCAATCGCACCGCCTAGCAGCCCGCCGCCGAGACCGGCGAGGCCGTATTGCCAGTTGGCATACTGACCGGCGCCGGAGAATAACGAGCCGATGCTGCCGGGCGCGGCGGGACCAACCGTCGAGCCGGAAGACAGCCATTGCGCGGAATTGGCGATGCCGTAGCCCATGCTGCTGCCTGTCCATGATTGGAACGGGTTTCCGCTGATACCGCCCAGGCTGCTGCCGCCGCTGCTTCCGCCGCCGAATGCGCCCTGCACGGTTCCCATGACCGGGCTGATCAGCGCCTGCACGACCACTTTCAAAGCGGCGGTTTCCAGCGTGTTTTTAAGGCTATCTAAAAAATTCTTGCCCGCGCCCTTGCCGCCTTCAAAGCCGCGCATCAGGGCATCGGTCAGGCTGCGTTCGATGTCATCGGTGAAGCGCTGCCATTCTTCATTGGTTTTTTTGATGTTGTCGGCAATCGTTTGCCGCGCAGCACCTGCAAGCTTGGCGGATTTCAATTCTTGCAGGGCGTCGATCTGTGCCTTGATCTCTTCAATCTGCGCGCTGCGCCCGTCTGTTTCGGAAAAAATATCCAGCAGCGTTTGCTTGGCGGTGATCTGCGCATCGAGCCGACTGGCTTCCAGCGCATCAATCTGCGCTTTGGTCAGGCCGATGGTTTCGTTCTGTTCGTTTTGCGCGATGACTTGCGCCGCGATGCTGGCGGTTTCTTTTTCCGCAGCGGCAATGGCGTCATCTTGACGCTTGTTCAACGCCTCTTGCAAGGCCAGTTCGCGCTCATCGGCGGCGATCTTATCCAGTGCGGGTTTTAACCGGGCTTGCTCCGCTACGTTGAGCTTCAGCTTAGCCTGAATCGCCAGCTCGTCCGCCTTGGTCAGATTGCCTTGTTTTTCTCCCTGTGCATCCAACTTCGCCTGATACTCGGCGATAGACTGGGTGAGTTGCTTGTAGGTATCGACGGCTTTTTTGGCGGCTTCTTCATTCGCCCCCAATAATGCTTTTGCCTTGGCCATGGCTTCGGCCTGTTTTTCGACCGGGGTTTTCCCCGTATCACTGGTTGGCGCTGCGCTGGGCTTCCCGTCACCTCCTGCGGCGATCTCGATTTCCCGGTATAGGGTCTTTAACAGTTCGCCAGTTTTTGCTGCGGCCGCCCAGTTTCCCTGGGCTATTTGAACAGATTGCCCCATTTCCAGCATTTTGGTGCGAACCTGCAATGCCATGCGTTCGAATGGCGCGACAAAACCGGCATTCATCGCTCCACCCAGCCCAACAATTGCCGCCTTCGCTAGTCCTGCTTCTTCGGCAGCAATCCCCATTGCGGAAGCGATGCTAATCAAGCCGGGCATCATTTGCGTAGCCATGCTGATACCCGCGCCGCTGCTGGCTAATTTCAGTTCGGATAACAGATCGTTGAACTTGTCTGCCTTCGGCGCCAGCTCGGCCATTTTTTCGCCATACGCCGCCGCCTTGTCTTTGGCCTCCTGCAAGCCCTGGCTGCCCAGATTGAGCATGGGGATCATTTCCATCCCGGCTTTGCCAAACAACTGCGTAGCCAGCGTTGTTTTTTGCAACCCGTCGGGCATCGCGGCGAAGGTATCCGCCAACTGGATCATCGCTTCATCGGCAGTTTTTGCCGTGATGCCTGCCGCTTTCAGCCGATCCGAATGCTCATTGAAATAGGTCGCCAGCCCCTTGATGCCCTTCGCCACGGATTCCAGGCTGGTGCCGCTTTGCTCGGCGGCCAGTTTGTAGCCTGCCAGCTCCTTGATGCCGATGCCGACCTTGGCGGATAGGTCGTTCATCTCGTCGGCGGCGTCGATAGCACCTTTGACGAACGCCACAAATGCGCCCGCCGAGAGCGTGGCGCCCAGCGTCGCGGCGACGGACTGGACGCTGCCCATGCTGTTTTTTATCGAATTGAATGCCGCCTGCGTTTGATCGGTGGCGGAAATAACGAGTGAGACTTTATTGTCGATGGCCATGTTATTTCGCCTTGTTCAATTCGCTGCGAGCCGATGATTCCATGATGCGCAGGCGGGTGAATAACTCGGCGCTGGCGGCACGGCGCACGCCCATGCGGGCTTCAACTATCGGTAGCGCGCTGTAGTCCAGCCCTGTCCAGATCATCCCATTCATGCCCTCGCTCACTCTCCATTGCGTGCTCATCGCTAAAAAAACCTGCAATGCCTGCCAGTTTTCCGGCCAGATACCGACCTCGGCATCGCGTGTTTCACCTTCCCATACCAGGCCCATGGCGGCCAGTGCTTCTGCATCCGGTTCGACGCCGCCCGTGTTGCCGGTGACCCAGCATCGGGCGGCGTCTTCTAGTTTTTTCTTTCCGCCTCCGTCAGCGCCTTGAGATAGCCGGTGAAGATGGCCATGCCAGCGCCGGTGTAAGCCGACAGTAATTCCGCGAAGGCTTCTGCGCTGAATGGCGCATCGACCTCTACCCAGCCGTCAACAATTTCACCGAGCGACTCGGGGTCGGATTTTTTGGCGACACCGTCGATCCATGTGGCGAGGTCTTCTTTGCTTTTTCGCTTGAAAACAAGTTTTAGTGGCAAAGGCGCATCTCCGTTTGGAATTTTGATCGTGGCGGGAAATGTGGCGTCGGGTTTAAGTTTGAACATGACAGCCCCTTACAGCGCGACGATTTTCAGTTCGTCATTGCCGACAGAGGGCAGTATCCGCATGTCATAGCCGATCAAGCGCCGTCCGTTTTTTTCTTCTTTGCGCGGGTTTATCAACTGCACGGCGGGGGCGAAGACAAGCATTTTCAAACCGGCCGTCGAGCCATGAACCATCCCGAAGGATTGAACAGAATTTGCCTTTACCGATGCCATGAAAGCGACTTCATTCGCGGCGGTCAAATCGAACATCACCTTGCCGGTGGTGTCGCGCTGGGTGATTTCGACCGTTTGCCCTGTGGCAGATGCCGTACCCAGCAGGTCGATGAAATTGACCGAGCCGCCCTGGTCGATGGTCAGGCCGCCAGAAATGTATTCTGTGCCACCGGTTATGGCGCCAGTGGCATACGTGCCGCCCAGCACCACCGCGCAAGTGTTTGAATCGGTAATGGCGAGGGGGGTCTTGTATCCGGTCAGCGTGACGCTGGGGTTCGCCGTGGCGCTGATTCCGCCATCGAGGCCGGTCATCGAGAACTTGAACGCAGGACGGCTGCCGACGGACAGATCGATGCTCACCGTGCCCCGCGCGCCGAGCAGTTTATGCAACACGCCGTCATCATAGTAATAAATGGTGCCGGAGGCCAGCGTGGAATAGGTCGAGTTCAGCGCGTATTCAACGCGCGCCCCGGCGGTGCCTACGCCTGCGGAATAGCCGCACAGTTGCAGCAGCGTATCCCATGCCGGAATGGTCGGGGTGACCATCGACCCCGATGACTGAAATTCGACATCGAATTCACACGTGATATAGGATGAGCCAATTAATTGTTCCGATCCACCAAAGTACGGGCGAATGAGATTACGCGGGACATTTTGCGAATTGAGCGGGTTAACCGTCAGGTTCGATACCAGCACCGCATCGGTCGCGCCCGCAGGGGCGGCGTCGGTGCCGTAAGTGGTTTCCTTCTTGACCAGAATCGCTGAATTGATCGAATAACGGGACATGGTTATGACTCCTTGGTTTCTTCAAGCGGCGGTGAATCCGATTCGGGTGCGCCCTCGTCGGCCATGGGGTTCGCGGAGGGTTCCTCGATCCACTGGTGGGTTGTTTCGTCATAGAATTTCGTGCTCATGATGTCTCCTCTCTCTCCTTCAGGTCGGAATGTTCGGCGCTGCGGCATCGACGTCGTATTCGGCGATGAAGCGCAGCGGCCAGATGCCGACCGGTTGATCGGTGTTGTCGTCGGTTCTGAAATCGCCAATGCCGTCGTAGCGCATGCCGCCCTTGCACAGTCCGCCCAGCGTCTGATCCGTGGCAATGGCCGTCTCGACTTCGAGCGCGATCTGGTCGAGCGTGTCTTCCAGGGCCGCGTTTTGCTTGGCCGTGGCCTCGACAATGAAGACCACTTGCCGTTGCTGCCGACCGCCCATCAACTCGTCCTGCTTGTCTTCGCTTTCCGCATAGACACGAATGCCGGGCAAGGTGGCGAACACGTCGTAGCGCGTCGAGATCACGTTCGTCATCGTGGTCGCCAGACCTAACAGCCGTGCGATCAATGCCTGACGGATTT